CAGCTGTTTCAGTAGCTGCAGTTGTAGTACCACCAGACATACCTAAAACTCCGTTGCAAGGGAAAAATCCTTTGAAACCAGTTGAGTTAATAGCTACTGAGATTCCGTCTACGAAACCATCAGTATCTGCATCAGTACCAATATCTACTAAGTTTACGTTGTTAGCAGCTGCACCAGTTACAGTGATTGCTACACCCATTGGAATAAAGTTTGATGGTATTCCAATAGAACTTTCTTTGTGGTCAGTTCCAGAAGCAGCAATAGTAATAGAAGTGCTGTAAGTTGACATAGTCATTTCATTAGTCAATCCGCCAGTTGTTTCATTCTTGATAATAGTTTTAAAACCATTCTCAGATCTAACTGGTCCGTTAAAAGTTGTGTTTGCCATTTTTTACCTCCGTAGTGTTACTGTCTTGGCGAGTCTGCTAGGTCAGTCAGTAACGGAAAATTAATCCTAGTTGTCATAGGATAGCAATTTTTTTGCCAAAAAAAAAGGCACCCGTCGATGCCTTTCTTTTATCCCTTGAGTTAAAAAGTGGGATTTACTTCTTATAAATCAGTACTAAGATTAAGCTCCTTTAGATCCGTAAACTGCTCTTGGGTTAGAGAAACCAAATGAATATCTTTCTCTAGCCTTGAAACGCATATTACCAGTATCAAAATCACCTTCCATTGCAGTTGACAAAGGAGTTCTTTCAAAATGTTTAAACCCATCTGGGCAATCAGTTTTGAGGAAGAACGCATCTGTATCTGTCAAGAAGTGATTTACAACATAGCCATCAGGTAACATTCCCATGTTTCTAATAGCATTAATATCGTTATCAGCAGTACTTACTCTACCAGGTGTTTGTAACAGTCTATCAGCAACGAACTGTAGATTTGTAGGAACGATTAATTTCATACCTTGAAGAGCCAAGATCATGTCTCGGTCATCTTTAAAGTTAGCAATATCGATCAACGCCGCTTCTAATGAAGTTTCGTTCAAATCAGCATCAGTGCTAGGTTCGTTTGCAAAAGTTCCGCCGCTCGCTAATGGGTGATCAGTAGCACAAAGCTCCTTACCATCACCACCAGTAAAGCTTGAGTTAAAAGCGTTGTTTAATACAGAAGCAGCTTTAACTTGCTTAGTGTGAGCCATACTTCTAGCTAATGCTTTAGTATATCTGGCACCAAGTTTGTCATACAAATTATCTTCGATAGCTTCTTCAGTCAAAGCAAATGCTAATGCAATTGTTTCGTGAGAGTATCTAGCAGTGTATGACTCCATTGCTGTATCAAAATTTACGCCTTGCCCTTCAGCTTTAGTTGGAGCATTTCCGAAACCTACTAGTAATACTTCTTCTTCAAACGCTCTGTCAGAAGATTCAGTATCAAAGATTTCAGCGTGCTCGTTTTCGTACCTGTTGTACTCTAAACCGAAAAGGGCGTTTAATCCTGGTTCTAATTCTTTCGCTAATTGTGCTCTAGAAATTGCCATTATTAAACCTCTACGCTAATCCAGCGCTTTTAGCACCCATGACGTGGTTTTGAATAACCACGATTACATTTGTGCCTGCGCTAGCTACGTCGGAATTTTCTGGATCTTGTGAAATGTCAATAGCCTTCAAAGGTAAAGTTGCTGTAGTAGCACCAGTTGAAGTATCTAATTGCATGTTTGAAGTTCCAGTTTTTGTGTCGCCGACAGGAGATGAATCAACGATATCAAAGTTACCAAACAAATCAGTTACGGGGAAAGCCTCGTCTGATTGAATAGAAAATTGAACCATTGGGTCATCGATAACATTAGCAACAATATCACTAGCAGCAATGCTGCCGGGGTAACTGTTACTAAATACTGTTTCACCACTAGTAGGGTCAGTGTATGAACATCCATTGAAGACTCCAACAATTGGTACAGAGCCTGAAGCAGCATGTCTACCTATTGTTCCAGCAGTAAGTTGTGTTACCAAATCACCTTGGAAAATAGCAGTAGTCGCGCCACTCGCGATTCTGTATTTTTGTTGGCCGCCAGTCCATGATTGTCCACCGACTTTTCTAACAGGGACTAATCCCATTTTAGTAGTTTCGTTTGCCATGTTTATTCGACTTTAAATTCCAAACAATTAATAAATCAGAGGAAGTTATTTACCCCCTCCACCAAATGTAACCTTGCTTTTCCTTTCCCTAGAGATAGGCATTGCAGGGTTTTCTTCACGCATAAGGTCATTGTCCACTGCCGTCATTTGATTTTGTGTGGCTTGACTAAAATACTCAGATCTTTGTTCGACGATTTCCTCGTCTATTTTGCAGAGTATCAAACCACCCACTCCAATGACGCCCGCGTGACGACCATCATCGACGGTTGGATAATCGTAACCAGGAACTTCTTCTGGTTTAACTGGCTCCCAGCCCTCTCGGAATCTTTTGGAAACATTAGTTCGGTCTTCTTGACCTAACGTCTCGGCTCTTATCCATCGGTAGACCGTACCAGCTGGAGGATCACTAGGAACCTCTAACATGGAAGGCGGCTTCCAAGGAGTCTTAGCCTTTTTTGTTTCCCTAGATTCTTCAGCTCTAGGTGCCCTTTTTTCAGTTTTAGTTTCTTTATTCACGATTTTTGTAACCTCGCTTTTTGTATTGCGTAATCTTTAAATGAAACGCCTAAGCGTTTCGCTAGTCTTTGCTCGCTTGGAGAAAGCTCCACTCGATTACTTGGTTTGCGTCCAGTCGATGTAGTGCGTGATGGTGAAGCAACGGTTTGGACGGGTTTTGTAGCTTCCACGTTGTTATCAAACTTATTAGGTATTTCTGACCTAAGTCTGTTATCTAATTCATTGTAATACTCATCTGAGTTTAAATCAAAACCTTCATTAGCTAATTGCTCATGAATAGTAAGGGCCACGGTAGTGGCTACTCGGTCTTGACCGAACCAAGAGTTTTTATTTGCCCATGCTTGTGCTTTCGGAGAAGGCTCTGCATATTCTTGAACCTGTTGTGGTTCTTGAAGTGGGCTCTCAACTTCTTGAGTTACCGCTTGGTCATAATCTGCTTCAAACTGGCTTCTTTGCTCAGACGCTTCAATGTATTTTTTTTCAGCAATAGCAGTGCTTAACAATTCAGTAGCCCTTGCTATGGCTTCAGCATCGTTTGCCTCAACAGCCTGTTTGTGAGCTTGTTTAGCTAATTCAATAGTTGAATCAGTTTCGCTCTTACGACTATCAAACATAGTCTTTTCAAAAGATTGTTTGGTCGCTTTTAATTTATTGTTTTCTTCTTCTAGCTGTTTAGCATATTGCACAGCCATAAGTTCGCGTCTTTGAAAATCTTTTGCTTGAGCAACAGCTTTGTTAATTCTGTTTTGTGCATAAGCAGCTTTCTTTTCAACTTCGCCTTTGTCTTTGTTTTCTTCTACTACCTTGTCACTGGTTTCAAAGTTTTCTTGAATAGTGTCTTCTTCAATAGATTTAAGTTCATCTTTGTTTTCTTCAAGATCGATGTACTTAGTTTCATCAGAAGCTTCTTGATCAGCTCTTTTACCAACTGGTAAAGCAGCTTTCTCTACTTGCTCTTCTGAAATATCTGGTAAAGCATATTCTTGTTCAGCCATAAATCACCTATAAAGTTTTAATATCATCGGGATCATTAATGGTGCCGATTACCTCGTCATCATTAATAATTCTTACCTCGTGATTGTCTTCCAAACGAAAGCGAGCTCCCGCATATCTGCCAATCAATACCCAATCTTTTTCTCTGCACCAAGTCTGACTTTCAAATTTATCTTTATCTTTATAAGCGGTAGGACCTACTTTTAAAACATAGGCAACTACTGTAGCTAAAGATTCTCGATCTAAAGTAGATGTGGTTAAGTGTATGCCACCTTCGGTTACGCCTTTACCTTTGTAAGGTAAAACCAATATACGCCAGCCAGTGGGATTAGGCATTCTTTCAAGTAATGATTTATCTAGCAATGTAGGATCTAAAACTCTGTCTTCAGTTTTGACATAAGCTTTATCTACATCTGATCTTGCTGCTTCTTCTCTTTCCTTTTTTCTTTCTTCTGCGATGTGGTTTGGAACTGCTAGTTCGGTCATCGTTAATCCTCTTCTTGCAGCACTTCCCTTATTTCAGATTCCATGGTGCGAAGTGCTGTTAACTCACCAATGTGAAATCTGTAATCTTCAACGGATTTTATATTACCTGCACCCAATGTTTCAAGTATATCTTCTTGTCTTTGTCTAATTTTTTTTAATAGCCATTCGGCTAAATTGAGATCTTCTGCCATTAATTTTTATGAGTATCTAGTTTTCTTCCTTCTGTTTGACATCACTTTACCACAACCTTTGTGGTGTTTTCGTATTAGTTTGCCGTCTTTAGCAAAAGTTTTTACGTTGGTAGGTTTACCGCCCGGATTACCAGCTGCACGTTTTCTTTTAACTGCGCTACTTCTTTGTGCGGCTGTCATGCTTTTAGCTTTTGCTCGTGGTACGCATTTAGGATATTTTCTTTTAGAACCTTTTACTTTAGCTCGACCACACTTTTGAAACTTACCTTTTTTCTTCGGTGCGCCAATATCAACCCAATCTCCTTTAGGTCCTTTACCAAACCATTCTGTTAATCCGCCACTAGGCTTTGCCATGTTTTTTCCTTATTGTTTTTTCCTTGTGTAAATATTTTAACTTGTTGAGTTTTTCCTGCAACATTATCTCCAAGCTGGCCCTTCAATCCAAGTAACTAAACTTTTCCTAATTCCTTTAGTAACAGGATTTACCTTATGTGGTAAAAAAGAAGGAAAAATTAAAACTCTGCCTTTTTCTCTTATAATATTTTTATCAAAAGAGTCTGGTAAAATATCATTATCGAATTCAAAATCACCTCCTTCATATTCATCTGAATCAGATAACTGTATAGTCATACTAAGTTTTCTATCATACATTTCTCCTCTGCCTACAAGACTATCTATATGTTTATGATAAAAACCTCTGTTAGCTGCTAAGTATTCTGTATATTGAATATTAAATATTCTTTCAATATCTAACCCAAAATGTTCTCTATTAATATCAACAAATAAATTTGTGCAAAGATTGGTTAATTTAGCTGTATCTTCTGTACGTGGGTCTATCCAACGAATTTGAGATCTTCTAATATCTTTTTCTTGTTTAGTACTTTCACCTATTTTTCCACCTACGACTCCAATCTCCTCTGGAAATTTTAATGCCATAGTTTTTATATCTTCAATAATCTGTTCTGGCAATACTTCAGGAAGCAAAAAAGAAAGACTTCTCATGTTAGTTACTAACTTCTGTAACCGCCACCACGTTTTTTATAAGTTCTAACTAACCAAGCGTTAGCATAAGCTGAAGGATAAACTTTAAATTTACGTTTAGCCTCTGCTTTTACTCTAGCGTATAAAGCTGGATTGGTTGGTTTAGCACCACCTTTCTTTTTAGCTTTAGTAGCTTTACCACCTTTTTTTAATTTTAAAGCACTCAAAGATTTAGCTTGACTAGCATGTAACTTGCTAGCTTTTCTTAAACCTTTAACAACTTTTTTTACAGTTTTTTTATTTCTAGTATTTGTAGCCATTTAACACTTCCACCTTCGTCTTGCTTGTCTTAATCTTGAATTAGGATTCTTAGCTGCTTTAGGAAACTTTTTCATTTGTCCAGCTGATCTAGCACAAAATGATTTACGTCTCTTAGCCGCTTTACTACCTTTCTTCACCTTGCCAGTTACGGCAGTTTTTAATTTAGAGCCGGGGTTCAGCTTCCTATATTTTCTGACTCCAGCTGCAGTCATACCTGCACCTTTTTTAGTAGGTCTAAAATTCTTTTTATTTTTTGAGGGCATTTTGCCCTTTGAACTTTTTCTAGTAGTTTTTTTAAGTTGTGATCTAGTGATTGCCATAGCTCGTTAAAGTGCTAGGGCCGAGGGGAGAAGATTGAAAACTAGGCCCTAGCGTTTTTAATCTTATCACATTCATTAATTTCCTCTATTCTTTATCAGCAATTCTGCTTTTTTAATTTTATTACTAGAATCTAATCTATCACGACCTAAATCGTCTTTCATCTCGGCAATCGTTTGAGCAACATTTAATTTTTCTCTAGCTAATTCTAGTTGTTTCATGGCTTGCATAGCATCAAATTGTTGTCTAGCTGCAAACTCTTGACTCTTACGTTCTACGTCTTGAGCCTTAATATCTAATTCTTTATCACGTAAAGCTACCAATGGGTCTGCTGGTGGGGCTGGCGGGACAAATGCCATATTGATTTGTGACATCAATCCAGCTTGAATTTGTGCTACATCTTTTGCAATCGCTTCATCTATTTTTTGTTGTTGTTGCATAGCCATTTCTGGCGGCATTGACATAAGCATTTGTTGTATTTGCATGAACTCTGGGTCTTGCATATTTTGCATGTCCACAATTTCTGCAGCACGTAAAGCTACGTGTTGATAAACATGTGCTTGAATGTTAGTCATGATAATAGGTTCAATCATTGCTGAACTTGTTTGTACTAATGAGATATGCACGTTGATGTGTGCATCATGATCTTGCCCAGGGAAAGCTTGACAAGGTTGCCCTTTAATCAACAAAGCGTTTTCACTTGCTGGGTCAGTTGGCATTGGTTGTGGTGGTGGTGGCAATAACTGTTCTATGTTTTGCACACCCATAGCAGAATACATTCTACGATACGCCTCATACATACCTTGTATGCCATGAATCTCTGGGTTTGAATTTACGACTTGTAATATTTCATTAGCCAACATAACACGCTGACTCATAGAGAAAATGTTTGGATCTGAAACTGGTAGTACATCTACGCGTTCATCAAAGTCCATTTGTTTAATCATGCCGTCACCAGCAGAACTCATGTAAGGATATTCTGGTGGTAAGTAATCAGCGAATACTTTGGCTAATAAAATAAATTCAAATCTTTGTGAAGAATGCAATCTTTTATGGATTGCTGACATGACTTTGGTACCACGCTCTAGTAAAGCTACGGTAGTACCAACTGGCATGTTTTGGTTAGCATCGCCAATTTGCATTTCAGCTAAAGCTGCAAATTTTCTGCCACTATCTACTAAGGTACCTAATAGATTAAGCAAAGTGCCAGATGGCTCTTTAAATGGCAGTGGGACAAAAGCATCTCGTAAGCTCCCGCCAGGGGCATCCATGTCTCTGAACTCACCCGGCTGTAGCGGTTGGTCATCGTTTCTGATACGAATACCTCTTGCTTTAAAACCAGCTGGTAAGTTAGACAATGTACCAGCATCTATCAATTGTCTTAGAATAGATGTTGACGCTTTTGATAACCCACCAATCATGTGAGTTAACCCAAATCCGTAGAAACCTAAACCCGGTAAAAACTTATAATGCACAAAATAATTTATGCGTTTTTTCAATGGGTCGTTTTGTCTGTAGTTTCTTCTAATCGATAATACTTCGTTAGTAGTAGTTGAAAGCGTAATCACATAAGGTAATTTAATTCCTGTAGGTTCACCTTCAGCATCTACATCTTCATACCCTGGAATATCTAAGTCAGTATGTACTTCATAAAGTTCACATTGATCGCTTTCGCCATAGCTAGGTTCGACACCTTGCAATTCATCTATTTCTTCTTGAATAGAATCTGTATCGGTATCAACTATCATTGATTCAGATATATCTACATCTCGGTAAAATCCAGCTTGTTGTAATTTTTTAATATCGTTCATAGACATATCAACGATATGCGTAATTCTGCCAGCACTATAAATATCAGTTGTGGCATAAGGCACAACTAAATCTTCTGCTGGAATAAATCTAGAAACAGCACGGCCTAAATTTTGATCGTAGTAAACTTTTCTAAATGCTGAACCAGATAATGGTAAATAAAATAACATTTGATCTGTTTCAGTATCGTACTCTTCCATGACATTCATCAATTGATAATTCATGAACTCACTAACACGACCAGCTTGTGCTTCACTGTCTGGATTTTTTGCACCAACTACTTGAGTTCTTACTGGGCCATTTGATGGCAGTATTTCTTTGTAAGCTTGTGCTTGAAACTGAGTTACCGATTCTGCTAATAGCGGGTGCATAACGCCAGAGGCACCCTCGAAAGGTTGTGACCTTTCTTCATAATTCATTCCCAAAGTTTCTAAACCTTCCTTGTAAGTATCTTCCCAACCTTGTCGCGAGGATTTGTCGGCTTCTACGGCGTCAACTAAATCACTGTAAATAACATCGAGCTCATCTTGCTCTAAGTATTCAGCTAAGTTGTCATTGAATTGTTCTGATAAATCTGGCGTTAACACCGAACCAAAGGTTAGGGTTCCATCTTCCCCACGCTCGAAGACAGATAAATCTATCTCGATGTCTTCTGGTACTTCGACGTTAATTGTTTTGTCTTGATTCTCTACTTCTAAATCTATTAGATCGTCAGAACCTATCGCTTTATCTATATCTGCCATTAGTGTAATACTCTTTCATCTTTATCAAATATTTCGTACAAGTCATCGTAAAGAGAAATTATATCTTGTAATTCCCCAACTACAGTAACTCCCATCTGTTCCGCTATATTTTCTGCTATTTCCGAGCTACTAGCAAATATATTAGGTCCTTCGTAAATTGTGTTCTCACCCTGCACTCTAAACTCAGTCAAATATATTTTTACTTTTGAGTTTTTTTGAGTCATCTACGTGCTCCTTGTCTAAGACTTTTTTAATTTTATCTTCAGCAGAGTTTAACAATTTTTTAGCATGGTTGCTAAGTTTTACTCCGTAGGAAAATGCTTCGATAGATTCATCAATACTGAGATCATCTCTCTCTAAGTAACTTGTGATATTGGTAATCTTCTCCACGGTCTCTTCGTAAGAGAGATCCTCAATCTTCTTTGGCATAAGAAATTATTTTTTATCTTTGACGTTGCTCGCTACTACAGTTGCAGCTGTTGCTCCGCCGACAGTGCCTGCTACTTTTCTGTTTCTTTGTATTTTCTTTTGAGTTTTTTCGTAATTTTTAATTACATCAGAATAATCTTGTTTGACTCTACTATAGACTTCCTTTTCGTTTTTTAACTTTGGTTTGTAATCATCTCTTAAAATTTTTTTGACTACTTTTATTATCTTTTTAGCTGCCACAATTATCTCCTACGTCTTAAAGGCGGCCCGCCAGTTTTTCTTCTTTTAGTTTTAAAACCAGTTTTTTTCTTTTTACCACCAGCATTTAGATATTCTCTCAAAGTTTTATAGCCAGCTTTTTTAACTTGGTCTTGAGTAACTGTGCTGTATTTTTTACCTTTGTAGGTAAAAGTTGAGTTAGGTCCTTTTTCTTTTCTAGCTTTTTTAAAAGTTTCACCGAAAGTAGGATCTTTTCTACGCATTAAAGCTAGAGTTCCAGCGCCTAGGGCTGTGCCAAGAGCCGCTATCTTACCTAGTCTTCCAGGTAATTTTCTAGGAGTTGTTTTCTTAGCTACTGTTTTTTTAACTGGCGTTTTTTTGGGAGTTGTTTTTTTAGGAGTTGTTTTCCTAGTATTTGTTTTTTTACCCGGACCTTTATAAGAACCTACTGATCCTTTTGAAGGCGTTCCAGAAATTACAGGTCCTACTCTTTTTCTTGGCATAATCTTTACTCCTCTAGTAATAAATTCGATTCGTGAAGTCATTATCTTCCATAACTTCATCTGAATCAAGCGATATGAAATTACCTTGTCTAAATCTCATCAAGGCTTGAGTCATGGAATCCACCAAGTCATCGTGTTCACTAAATGGAAAGGCGGCACATTCTTCGATAAGTTCTTCGGCAAAGCTCATGTCTGGCGCCCAAACCATACCTGATTCAAACATCGGTGCGACCGAGTGCATTCTAGTAACTTTATCGTTACCTCTTGAGGGTCGGAAGTTAATTACAGGTATGCCCATCATTCTCAGTTCTTGAGTCAAAGGAGTCCCGCTCGATTGAGCCTCAATCAAGACCATGTCGGGACTCCAGATTTGGTATTCGTCGTAGGCAATTCCTTTGAGTTCTGGAAAATCCCAACGACCTTTTTTAGAATCTAAAAGAATTATTGAATCCGGGGCATCATCACTCGGACGAAACACACCCCAAGTAGTAATCGCTGAATAGTCAGCCGATTCTTTTTTTGAAAAAGCAGTATCGTAAGATTGAATAATATAATCAACGGGTGGTGGTTCTTCATCTTCCCAGATATTCCACCACTCTCGTCTAACGATTGCGCCCTCTTCACTGGTTGGATTCTGCATGTATTGAGCATTCCACTTGGCTACTGGAATAGAAGCTTTGACAGCTTCCAATTCTTCGATCTTCCAATATTCAGGCCAAAGTGGTTTGCCAGAATCCATAATCGCTGGCAACTCTAGTACTTCCCATTGGTCAGCACTATCTTCAGACATACGTTTAATCAATTTAGCGGTAAGATCGATGGTACTCCAACGCGTCATTACGATTACGATTGAGCCTCCCGGCTGTAATCTTTGTCGCGGTCCAGAAGAATACCACTCCCAAGCGCTTTCCAATGCTGAAGGAGACATGGCATCTTGTTCAGAATGTGGGTCATCAATAATCAAAAGGTCGGCACCACGCCCAGTAATAGCTCCACCCACACCTGCCGCAAAGTATTCGCCACCTTTATTGGTTTCCCATCGCCCAGCTGATTTGGAATCAGCAGATAAACCGAAATCATCAAATAGTTGTTTATATTCGTTCTGATCCATAAGGTTCCTAACCTTTCTACCAAATCTCACAGATAATTCAGCAGTGTGCGTGGTCTGCATGATCTTGGTATTTGGTTTGAGTCCCATAAACCAAGAAGGAAAGTAGACTGAAGCGAACTCAGACTTGGTATGTCTGGGTGGCATATTGACAATTAATCTTTTAATTTTGCCTTTCGCAACATCTTCTAGCTTTTGCGCGAATAATCGGTGGTGTTCCCCTTCGATAAACTCAGGCCAGACGTGTTTTATGTAGCCCAAAAAGGAGTCTCTTGATTCTGATTTAGCATCTATAACTTTCAGACGATCTTGAATCATTAAGATTTCTTTTATCGTCTCGTCATTTAAGTGATCTAATTTCATTTAAGTACTTCCCATCTAAACTTTTGTTGTCCGTATATAGGTTGCCACTCTCTACCTGGTCTAGTTGCCCAACCAGTTCCTTCTTTCCAAACTTTAGTTTCACCTACAATCTTCCAATCAACTGCTCGTAAAGAAGATCCAGATTCTTTTTGCAAAGTATAAGTAATCATTCTTTTACCACCCATTTGTTGCCAAATGCGCCAGCTTCTACCGTACAAAAAAGAACAAGTATTTTTAGGAGAATCATCTTTTACACATACTCTTAATACTTCAGCAGTAAATCCATCATCTAATTTTCTGGCTACTGGTCTGCCTACTATAGCAACTCCTACTAAATTTTCTCCATCTGAAGCCCCAATTGAATATTTATGACCCCTAGTCTTTTTAGAGTGTCTATGAAAGTTAATAACAAATTCGTTTGCTTCCCTTAAAGATATAGGTATTACTTGTAATTTCATGGATTTGATAGGGGTCCCTTTTTCATTTTTTTGTAATTATACATATCGATTGTTATTTATATATAGAAAAAAAAACGCGTCGCGATTTATGGGGGGGAGGGGGTGCAAAAAAAAAGCCCCTCAAAAATCGAGGGGCTTTCCAAAGGAATTATTTTTTTTAGAAGATGCTTTTATCACTATCATGATAAATAGCAAAGCCACTAGCAGTAAGCGTTGGCACTTTAGTTGGCTTTCTTTTACTTAAATAGTATTTAACATTTTCTGAATTACC